AGTGATTATGTCGTAGCAGAATACACAGATAGACCAGAAAAAAAAGAAGATTTTTGGGATGGTTGTTTGAAATTGGCTATGTATTATAATGCTAAAATGTTAGTGGAATATACTAAAATAGGCATTCTTGATTATTTTAAAAGAATGAATGCTTTGAAGTATTTAAAAGAAAAACCTGAGTCTGCACATAATCCTGGAACTAAAACTAGGAACAGGTATGGGGTGCATATGAATAAACAGGTAAAATCTTTAATGGAGGATTTAATGGATGATTACATTAGAGAAAATGCTGAGGATATTTGGTTTTTAGATTTGATAGATGAACTAGCAAATTATGGAACCAGAAACACAGACCGAGCTATTGCGTTTGGTTTATGTTTGATTCATAATGTAGATAATTATAGAATACAAGCAAAAGAGGTGCAAGCAGAAGAAGCGGACATAGGTTTTAAGTATTATAAGTTAGACAGAAACGGAGTACCAAAATTAATTAGATAATGTACAATTCAAGTCAATCATCATTTCCACCACAGTTTGTGTTGGAGTCAGAAAAAACAGAAGAGTGGGCAAATCAATGGGTAAATGCAGTAGTAGCCTATATGTCGTATGTAGAATCGCCTTATAAAAATTCAAGACTAAACGATATACAAAACTACAACATATACAACGGCACTTTAGATTTAGAAGATTTTAAATATATAACAGAGCAGTATGGGATGGCATATCCAGCTCGACTAGTTAATTATCCAATAATATCACCAAAGATTGACTTACTTGTTGGTGAAGATTTAAGAAGACCATTAGATGTAAAGGTATCAACTACCAACAAAGAAGCTGTACTTAGAAAAGAAGATGTGAAGGTAAATTTAATAATGAAAAAACTTACCGAAGAGATACATCAAGAGTTTAAAGATTCTGTTGGCATCGAGTTGCCTGAGATTACAGAAATGGAAGTGCCAGAAGATATAGACTTGTATATGCGATACAACTATCGTGAGATGGTAGAAGAGACTGCACAAGATGGTTTAGAGTATTTAATACAAAAGTATAATTATAGAGATTTATTTAAAGAAGGCTTTAGAGATATGCTTGTGACTGGTAAAGAATTTTTTAGAGTATACGATCGTAATGGTGATCCATTTGTTAGACGAGTAGATCCTAGAAATATAGTATATGAAATAAACGCATCATCAGATTACTTGGATGATTCATCTTGGGTAGGCGAAGAACGCTACTTATCGTATAGTGAAATACTAGATGAGTTTAGAGATGAGTTGGATAGAGAGCAACTTGAAGAGTTGTCAGCTATGTATCAAATAGGTGGCTATGATGATTTAGCTAGATACAACGATCCCTTTGATTGGATTGACTATCAAGAAGGACAAGAGGTAAAGATACGAGTAGTATCAGTAGAATGGAAATCTATTAAGGCTCTTAAATTTAAAGTGTCAGAAAATAAATTTAATCCTGAAAGACCATTTATGAAACAAGTGACTGATGATTATTCACCTAGACGTAATGAAGAAATAGTTACAAGATATGTGGATGACATATGGGAAGCTACTAAAATAGGTGGCAAGATATTAGTACAGGCTAGACGCAGACCTAATCAAGTTCGTTCAGTAGATGATGCTGGTTCTACATCACTATCATATGTAGGTTGTGTTAGAAACAATACTACTGGTAGATCTATATCTATGGTAGATTTGCTTAAGAATATACAGATGCTTTACAATATAGTTATGTATCAAATAGAACTTGCTATGGCTCGTTCAGGTGGTAAAGCTGTGGTGTATGATGTATCACAACTACCTACTAATCTTGGTATGGATATGCAAACTGTATTGTATCATTTAAAAACAGATGGTATTATACCTATCAATTCTAAAGAAGAAGGTAATCAGCTAGCATCATTCAATCAATTCCAACAAATTGATTTTACGCTTTCTAATTCTGTACAGCAGCTTATCAACCTTAAATTGATGCTTGAACAAACTGCAGGACAAATATCTGGTGTATCACCTCAGCGTGAAGGTGCAGTAGGACAATACGAATATGTGGGCAATGTGCAGCGTAGTGTTGTACAATCTGCTACTATAACAGAAAGTTTATTCTATTCACACGCTATGGTTAAGAAACGAGTGTTTGAAAGAGTGTGTGATTTAATGAAGGTATGCTGGGCTAATGGTAAGAAAGCATCTTACATATTAGGAGATGGTGCATTTAAGTTTCTATCTATATTTCCAGACATTAGACTCAATGACTTTGGTATTTATGTTGGTGATGCAGGTAAAGACGATGCTATGCGTCAGCAGTTGCAAGGTATTGCACAGGCTGCATTACAAGGTGGACAGGCTACATTACTTGATATTATTAAAGTATTGAAAGCTGATACATTTACAGAAGCTGAACACATACTTGAAAGAGCTATGGATGAAGTTAAGAAACAACAAGCTGAACAAGCACAGCAACAACAAGCAATGATGGAAGCTCAGGCGCAAGCTAGCGAAGCTGAACATCAAAGAAACCTACAGATTGAAGAAATGAAAAATCAAGGTAAAGTACAGGTTGCTACAATTCAAGCTGAAGCTGATATGAAGATTGCTGATATGAAAGATGACCTTGCAAGAGATACATCAGATGTTGCGCATGTTGTTAAAAACAAACAAATCTTCTTGAAAGAAAAAGCACAGAATGATGCAAAAGCTAATTTATCTAAAGCACAATCTGAAGCAGAGGCAAGAGAAGTATCACCTCAGCGTAAAAAAAGGATACAGGATATTATTAAAAATTCTTAGTATATTTGCAAATTAGGGACAAAAATTTTAAATTATGGCAGAAGAACAAACAAACTTAGTAGAGGATACAACACAGGAAAATCCTCAAGAAACACAAACAGAAACTCCAGTTGAATCAACTGAAGAAAAAAAGTTTGATCCATTAGCATTTGCTACAGATCAAATGATGGAACAATTTCAAGGCAAGTACAATGAAGAAGCAGCAGACAAAGCAGACGCAACAACGGAAGAAGTTGAAGAAACTGAAAATGCTGATAATTTTTCTTGGGACAACATTGAAGTTGAGAAACAGGAAGAGGCAGTCCAAGAAGCTGACGAAGATTGGGATGCCCCTGCTGAAGTACAGCCTGATACGCAGAATGAAAGCGTTGAAGAATCTGGAGAAATAGATTGGGCAAAAGTATCTAAAGAATTAGGTATTAGTGCTAATGGTAAAGATGAAATAATAAAAGCTCTTAACTCACCATTCATAGAGCAACCAAAAAGTGAAATGATAAATAAGTTAAATACTTATTTAAATCTTAATGATAGAGAACTTATTGGTGCTGAAATGAAAACAGATGGAATGGAAGACTTTGAAATAGAAGAAGCTATTGATAAGATGGAAGATTCTGGTGTGTTAAAAAGAGAAGCTTATAGAATTAGAAGACAACTTAATAATGCTATTGAACAAGAGAAGCAAAAATTCTTGAAAGAAAAGCAACAAGAAGAGATGTCTAATAAAGAAAAAGTAGAGAGAAATAAAAAAGAATTACAAAGTCACTTAAAATCACTACAAACATTTATGGGTGGTACAGTGACTAAAGGTCAAGCGCAAGATGCTTATAAGTATATAACGTCTGGTAAAATGGCAGAAGACATCTGGAAGTCTCACGACAATGCTTCGGAGGTAGCGATGTTTATGTTATTTAAAGACAAGTTTGCTAAGATTTTGCGCTCCCAAGGACTAGAAGATGGTAAGGCTAAAATATTAAATGAAATTACCTCACCTAGTCTTAGTAGCAAGACAAGACCAACGACTAAAACAAAGTCGAGTGGATTTGATCCTGCTGCGTTTATGAGAGAGTAACTTTACAAATACAATAGGGCGATGCCCAAAGTTACGTGAAAATTACTCTGGATTTAAAATAGTGTTTAATAATTAAATTTTTAAAAAAATGGCTAAATTGTATACTGGAACTTATGGTTCTGGAACTACTCCCGAGAATGCCTTGAACACAGCACTATTGCAATACCCAGAGATTGCAAGAACGTTGATTCAACAGTATCCTCGTTACTCAGCGACTTATCTTATGGAAAGAACAGGTCGTTTTGCAAGTGAAAAAGTCCTAGGCGATAACTCTTTTGAGTGGAAAGTTATGGGACGTTATAACGCTCCAACATTCTCAGCTGGTTGGATTTCTACAGATGGTGTAACATTCGTAGGATCAACTGCTGCATCAGGTGCTGCAACTGCATCAGGTACTGCGGTAGCTGCTGCTGACGCTGACGGAGACGTTATTTATCTTAGAGGTGATGGTGACACTTCAGGTCGTACACCAAACTTCTTAAACAAATTTGACATGATCAGATTCCAATCTGGAGCTGTTGGTCTTGTATTAGAAGATCCAACTCCTTCAGCTGCACAAGCTTCTGCTAATGGTGGTATTACTGTAACTGCTGCATCTTACGATATTAAAATCGAAATGATTAGTGGTGCTGCAAATCCACTACAATTAACAGATGTGCATGCAGATGCTATCTTTGCTTCTATTGGTTCTGCTTTCCCTAACGGTTCTAATGGAGCTGATGTAGGTGAAAACTATGTATATCCTTCTACTTACAAAAACTACCTTACGACTTCTCGTAAGAAGATTTCTGTAACTGGTAAAGATATTACTGACATTATGTGGATTGAAAATAATGGACATCGTTTATGGTACTTTACTAAAGAACAAATGATGATGGACGAATTTATGTATCAGCAAGAATTACAGCGTTGGTATGGTAGAACATCTGTTGCAGAGGTAAATGCTGCTGGAGCATCAGGCGTTGCTAGACCAGGAGCTATTACTTCTTCGCTTTCAGGTTTGTCTGGAGTACAAAGTTCTTCAATTGTAACAGGTGATGGTCTATTAGCTCAAATTGATTCTTCTAACCAAGCTACTTATACATTAGGTGCTTTAACTGAAGACATCATTACTGAGTTCTTGGCTAAGTTATCTTTAAATACTACTCAGTCTGAAGGGAATGAGTTCGTTGTATTTACTGGAACTGAAGGTCGTTTGGCTTTCCACAAAGCAATGAAAGAATTAGTAATTGCTCCTTCTGGATCATTTACTGGTGGTTCTATGGTTGGTGTAAATGGTGATGTAGAGCTTGGTGCTAACTTCACATCTTACATGGCTTTAGGAAACAAAATTACTATTGCTTACTGTCCTGTATTTGATGACCAAAATCTACACTCTAGTGCAGCTGGTTCAAATGCATTTGGTGACAACAGATTAAAAGAGTCTGCTAAAATGGTATTCCTTGATTTCGGTAGAACAAGTGGTGTTTCTAACATCGAGCTTGTTACTAAAGGAGCTGAAGGATCTAACCGTTCATTTATCAAGAAGTATGTAGCTGGTATGATTAATCCATACGATCAATCATCTATGATGGCTGCAAATGCTGATGATAAGTTTGAAGCTCACGTTTTATCTGAGTCTGGAATTATAGTTCGTAACCCATTATCTTGTGGAATCCTTTCCGCAGCATAATACAATACTTTTATATTATGGCAAATAGATGTTTTTTATTCGCAGCTGATGCAACTGATGACATGGTTTGTATAGATAGCGATAGAGTAACTGATTTAGAAGTTACTAATACTACTACGGTTTCTATTAACTATGCTACAAATCAAAATGGTGATGGAAGTATTGTACTTGGTGTTACTAATGGTAAAGCTGACGATGTTGTAAAAGAGTTAGGTAGAATTATTCTTCAAGGCGTTGGTGTAATTACTATTGCAGATGATGTTAATAGTATTTATGCTGTTGATGGAATTGAAGAAGTAGATTCAATTGCACACTCTTAATAACTAAATTTAACGATTAAAGAGGGGTGAAGTACAGAGTAACCCCTCAATAATCACTTAACTGGTATTAACGGAAGAGAAGCTTAAACGGTAATACCTTAATTATTAATATTTAAAATAAATAGAAATGGCTTTGAAATTTGATTTTAACAAATTGCGTACAGCAGTTAAAAATTTTACAGTTGGTACAGATGTATCAAATGGATCTTTAACAGCTGGCGAAGAGGCGAAATTTACGCCTCACATGAGATTGGCTAGACCAGTAGAAGCAATTAATAATGTTGCTGCTGTGACTAGAACATTAACAACTGTAGAATCTGGTACTTTGTTTGCAGTAGATATGTCTACTAACGCAG